ATTGCACAAGGTAGAGTGAATACCTATTTGCAAGGTTCTAAGCGTTCAGACAAGATTAAGGGTTGTCCTTCAGGATCTGGATGTAATTCTAATGTGACTGAATGGTACAAAGTATCTGGATGTCCTACACCTGTAAATCAGATTATGGATGTAGCAGGATGGAATGTAAAATGTGGTGACATTGTCACTCTCACATTACGTGCTCATTCTAGTTATATTGATACTCTTTATTTCAATGGTCTTACTCGTTCAGTAACTGTTCAGGCTCCATGTTGTGATTGTGGTGGTGATCCTTGTGTTAATGTAGATGAATCTGCATTGATTGATGCTTTCATTGCTAAACTTACACTCAAAGCTCCTGGAATTAATCCTGATAACATTTATCTTACCCAGTTCTTTACATTTACAAATGTAGGTGGTACTATTCTTCGTATTGAAGGAAAACCTTTAACTAAATATGGTCAGCCATGTGATGTTGCTGCTTTCCCATTTGAATATGACAGAATGTGGTTTAGGACATTTGTATACAGTGGTCCTGCTACTACAGCAGATTTCATTGTATCTGATGCTTGTAATATTGTAGCTGAAGCTATTGTAACACAACGTGCTTCTTATGCAACAGGAACTTCTGATGAGATTGCTCAATTAGAGAAAAACTACTATAGCTATCAGGCTGGTTATCTGAAACATCTTTATAGGATGGTTGGATATAATGGCAACTTTGAAAGCTGGGTTAGTGCTGGATCTACTTATGATACTTATTATATCAAATTTAATAATTATAACAAGAATGCTTATGTATGGGGTGACTATATTCCTGAAGACAGTATGGTAATTATTGCTTGTCTTTCTGGAGGTGCTTATGCCACTGTACTTGAAGCAGCTCTTGTAGCTGGTCTTGGTGCTGTTGAAGATAACAATGTATGTATCACTACTACATCAACTACATCCACTTCTTCTACCACTACAACAACAACTGCAGCTCCTCTTCGTCCATAAGAGAATAATAAATTATAAACCTATGCCAGAGGAAGAGGATAACTCAAATCCTCTGGCATATTTATTTTAAACAATATGCCTACATTAAAATTAGATATATTAGTAGTTCCTACTTATAATACAAAAACATTAGGAATAGCAGATGCTTCTATTTATCCTGACACTCCTCCTATTGTATCTTCTCCTACTATACAAATAAGTGTTCCTGGATTTGCAAAGGTGGTATTACCTTTTAGTGTTAATGATTTTACTGTATACACTTCCTCTACATTAGGACTTACAGCTGTTGGTTCTCCTTATTTACCTCTTCCTGATGGAGTATATATTTTAAGATACTCAATTGCCCCAGATTATATTAACTTTGTAGAGAAGTCTATTATTCGTGTGGATCAGTTACAGGAAAAGTTTGATTCAGCATTTATGAAACTTGATATGATGGAATGTGACAGAGCTATTAAAACACAAGCAAAGGTAGATTTGAATAGTATATATTTCTTTATACAGGGAGCAATTGCAGCAGCTAATAATTGTGCAATTGATGAATCAAACAAATTGTATGTTCAGGCAAATAAAATGCTAAATAGTTTTATTAATAATAATTGTGGTTGTTCTGGAAACAATTACATAAATAATTTCAACTAATATGGCAATTGGAGTATATAAGATTACTAATATTATAAATAACAAATGTTATATAGGTAGTAGTAGAAGACTTCATGAAAGAAAAAATGAACACAACTATAATTTAAGAAAAAATAATAGATCTAATTCTATAATTAAAAATGCTGTCCTAAAATATGGAATAGATAATTTTAAATTTGAAACATTAGAAGAATTTGTATTTGATACTTTTGCAAGTAGTAAATATATTGATGAATTAATTACATCTAGAGAACAATATTATGTTGATATCATAGATCCTGAATATAATATAAAAAAGAAAGACGTTACCTCTTCAAAAAATATAAATTGTCATAATAGAAAAATTATAAAAGACAAATTATCTATCAGAGAAACTAATAGATTATTTCCAAAAAATTATGGAAGAAAACAAATAGATGTATATAAAAGAGAGAATTTAGAATTTATTGAAACTGTAAATGGAGTAAGAGTATGTAGTATGAAGTATAATGTTGATACAAGTACTATACTTCATACATGTAAAAATGGATATACTAAATCATTTCTAAATGATTTTTTATTTTGTTATCATGGTGATGATATAACTAAATTAAAAAGAGAACATAAACACTTTTCTTTTTTAAGAAAAGACGCTATTTCTATCATTCAAGTTGATAAAAATAGTAACTTTATAAAAGAATGGAGAACTGGTAGTGATGCTGAAAAAGAATTAGGTTTATATAAAGGATCAGTATCACGAGTAGTTTCAGGAGAATATTCTCATACTAAGAATTATTATTTTATTAATAAAAATAAAAATTATGAGTACAAAAGTAGAAAAATTATTTGCCCATTGCATTAAATGTAATGCACAGGTGGGTTGTGGATGTCAATTGGTAAATGGACTCTGTGCTCATTGTAATGCTCAACAAAATAAGAAATAAGCTATGTTAACTCCTAGACTTACCAATTGTCCAGAATGCTCTGATATTCCTACACTATTACAGGATATTGATTGCAAGATGGCTCAATGGGCAAAGAAGTTATATAATAATACTATCTTTGCTTTAAACCAAGCTATAGATGGAAATGCTATGTTTGATCTTCTAAATTACAAAAGGATATTAACATACAAGTTTTGCAATAGTGACTATGGGGGATACTATACAGTTAACATGATAGCCAGTAAGGTTAAACTTCTCACAGCAGGATGTAAGTGTAAAGATTGTGTTCCTAATGTAATTCCTGATGAAACTACATCTACCAGTACAACTAGTACTACTAGTTCTACAACCAGTACTACTAGTACATCAACATCAACCAGCACATCTACCAGCACATCAACATCAACTAGTACTACTACTACCACTACAACTACACTACCAGTAACAACAACAACAACAACTAGTTTTCCTGTTGGTACAGCAGCTATATTTGTAAATGGACCCAATTCAGCAGAAAATGGAAGAATTAGTAATGTTTATATAGATCTTATAGCAATTACACCTATTACAGGAAGTTTTCCTATTCCTAATGGGATAATTAATGTTTATGCTTTAACTTCTATGATAGGGTTGAGAAATATTACTGTACCTTATAATAGTTGTAATGATGGTACTTATACAATGGGTCTTTATAATAATATGGTTTTAATAGAAGCATTAAATCTATCAACATCAGGAACAGCTGTATTTTCTCCTGTAACATTACTTAGTGGGCAATCTTATACTATAAGTATTTTATGGGCTCCATAATTAGTCAAAAAATAAATTAATAATAAAAAATATAAAATCATGGCATGTTCTAATTGTTTTAATGGATGCGTTGATATCACTTCGGATCAGTGTGTTAGATACACAGGAATAGATGTTCCTGTTTTAGGAATCCAAACAGGAGATAGTCTTTCTTATGTAGAACAAGCATTAATAACATTTCTGACATCTACATTAGATGGAACAGGAATTATTCCTAATATTAATACAGGATCTGCAGGAATCAGTTGTAATCTGGTTTCTCAATATCTTCCTGTATGTGGAGACATTACTATTGTAGATCTTGTATCAGCTTTAATTCAAGCTTCTTGTGATCTTCAGGGACAAGTTGATGTAGTGGTAGCAGAACTTGCTACACTTAATGATGATTACACAATAGATTGTTTAACAGGTGTATCAGCCTCTTCCGATACACATATAGTTCTTCAGGCTGTTATTGATAATCTATGTTCTCTTAATGGGGATGTAGTTGCATTAACTTTAGACCTTACTACCAATTATGTAAAAATTATTGATATTGATGCTTATATAGCAGCATGGATGGCTGCTAATAATCCTAATTCATTAATCAGTAATAAAATGGTTCCTTATGTTGCTGTAGAATATTATGGTGATATTACAGGAAAGTTTGATATTACAGGAGCAGGACTTGGAGATTGGGATAAAATATATTTATGTAATGGAGTTCATGGTACTCCTGATAAAAGAGGAAGAATTCCTATTGGTGTAACTACAGGAACAGGAGGAGGAGCATTTAATGTAAATGTAGATCCAGCAATTGCAGGTAATCCTACATATACATTAAATACTACTCATGGAGCAAATACTATTACACTTTCTCCATCACAAATGCCTATTCATACTCATGCTAATACTGCTACATCAACTATATCTCCAAATCCTCATAGTCATGATGTACAAATTTATGCTGGAACAGATTCTTCAGGTAGTCATATATCAGCAGGAGTAACAGGATCTCCTAGTGGAACACATACAGGAGATGTAACTCTATCTGTAACTACTGCTCTTACTAATGCTAATACTGGTGGAAGTCTTTCTCATGAAAATATTCCTCCTGTTCTTGCTTGTTATTATATAATGTTTATTCCTTAAAATTATGACTTACGGTATATTTGGTAGTTTCTTAAAACCTATATCAGGTTGTGGTTGTGCAGGAACAGAAGATAATTGTGATCCTTGTACAGCTAAACCTATACAATCAGACCTTCTTACCTATAATGGTCCAAATCTGCCCTGTACAGGCATTCATACATGTGATACACTAACAGTGTCACTACAGAAGATTGATCAGCAAATATGCCTTCTAATCACTGCTCTGTACAATCTTACTACCACTACCACATCTACAACTAGTCCTCCTATTTAATAATTATAAAAAATAAACTATAATGACAGTATTCATTCAATTAACAGTAGCAGGTACAGATTCTGGACCTTATAATCTTTTTACAAACTTAGAACTCATTGTTCCATTTGCAACAGGAGTATCTAAAGCTACTTTACTAACAGGAGCAAATTATACTGTAACTGATGGTACAACATCAATTACTGTAGTATCTGCAGGAGCATGTACTAATAGTATCATTCTTACAATAGTAACTACTACTACTTCTACATCTACTTCTACCAGCACATCTACATCTACCAGTACTTCTACTAGTACTACAACAACAACAACTACAGCAGCACCAATATCTGAAAGTTATTACATTACAGGAGCTATTTACACTCCTATACTACAAGCAACTTCCTTAGATGCATGTAATAAAATTAATGCTGACTTTTCATTAGCACACACTGAATCAGTATATGCTTTAATAGCTACCACTCCAGGTGTGGATATTGATAAATTCTATACTGATGCAGCATGTACAAGTCAATATTCAATAACTCCTGCAGGAGATCCTTATTTAGGATATATTAATACAGCAGGAACCATTGCATATTTTGCATATGTTACTAATTCTAATTCTGATTTTAATCCAGCATTAGGTGGCTTTTGTTAATATTACATAATAATTACATTTCATTTTAAAATAAACTACTCCCAGATCTTTATATATCTGGGAGTTTTTGCTTGTAACTAATCAAATTAATTATAATAAGTTATTGTATATAATACGATTAGTTAAATCTTTTTTTGAAACCTTTAT